ACAATATCCGGAATGCTTTTCTTTCTACAGTTGTATGGTAAGGATTCTTCTATTGTACATAAGTGGAGTTTTGCATCTCATTGGACATTAAAGTTTGGACTCTCTGCTTTTGTTGCGGGTTCTTTCTTAAATGTATTGACATTCAGTCATGCGCCATTTACTGAGGTATTGATGAATGTAGGTCTTGCTGCTATCTTTACATGGGCAGTTATATTCCACTACAAGATATTCAACAAGCATGGCAAAGAAGAGTAAGGTATCTGAGGTAAAGTCTTTTCAATCAAAACCTAAGAAGACTCGCAAGGGCGTACACGCAAAGACAAAGACAAGTAAAAACAAGGGTAGTCAAAACTATCAGAAGCCATATAATAAACAAGGAAAATGAACATTAAGCAAATACCATTTGGTGCTGCTCATTACTTTAATGAAGAGATACCAAAGAGACAAATCTATTTACATCATACTGCGGGTAATGACAATGCAGCGGGTGTGTTTAAATATTGGGAGCAAACTACTGAACGTGTTGCGACTTGTGTTGTAATTGATTCTCAGGGATTAATTGCACAAGGATTCTCATCTGCAAAGTGGGCATATCACTTGGGCGTTGAGACTAAAGTATTCAACAGTCAAGGTCTAAGATATGAGCCATTGGACAAGTTGTCAATTGGAATTGAACTTTGCAATTGGGGTGCTCTTACTAAAGTAGGAGAAGGAGAAGATGCGAAGTACATAAACTATGTAGGTCGTGAAGTTCCTGCAGACCAAGTTACTGAGTTAAAAAACCCATACAAAGGTTTCAAATATTGGCATAGCTACACAGATGCTCAGATTGAATCTGTGAAAGAACTATTGCTTCTTTGGAGTGACAAGTATAAAATACCATTGGATTACAATGAAGACATATGGGGATTGACTGCTCGTGCATTATCTGCTCAACCCGGTGTTTATACTCATAACTCTGTTCGTAAGGATAAGACTGATGTATATCCGCATCCCAAGTTGATTGAGATGTTAAAGTCATTGACTGCTAAAGAACCTATATTGGTTGGCGAGTCAAAATCTGCAGCGAAGGAATCAACTCCTAAGAGCAGTGCAAAGAATAAAAAGTAATCTGCTTTTTTTACTGATAGGTGTAATAGGGGCATGGGCATTGTTAAAACAGTGCTCATCTCCTATTGCTCCAAAAGTTCTACATAATAATCAAATCAAATGGCAAAAACAATTAAAATGAATCCGGAAGCAAACGCAAATCAGTTGACTGAAGCAGAATTAATCAAGACTCAAACTATGCAAAATGATTTCAATAAGTTGAAGTCTCAGCTTGCAGACGCAGAGTTGCAGAAGCATTCTATACTTAGACAGATTGATTTTTTGAGAGAAGGATTTGCAGACCATGAGCATCACTTAATCTCCAAGTATGGTAAGGATGCTATCATCAATATCCAAACAGGAGAAGTAACAAGAAAAGAAAATGGCTAAGATTAGTACATACCCAATTGACACCAACGTAAGCCTCAGTGATAAACTGATTGGCACAGATAGCGATAACAACAATGAAACCAAGAACTTTACTATTAGTTCATTAGCTGCTCTTTTGTTATCTCAGCTTAATGTAACATTAGTTCTATCTTCTCAAGAAACTTCAAATCAATTACCTGCAGGATTAGATACCCCATTGCAGGTAACATTTGGTCCTGCGCAGGGAACAGTTTCATCTCCTGTTCAGTTATTATCTGATGGTTCAATTGTGTTTAATCAAGCCGGGCTTTATTTATTCAATGGGTTTGCAAACTTTGAAAGACAAGGTTCATCGGGAGGAAGTACTGTTACGTTATTCAGAGGTTTAAAAAATGGCACTCAGATAACTTCCACAAAAGGTGTTGAGTTAAATGAGACAGGTACTTTTTTCCCTTATGACCTAACTATCCCATTTGATGCAGAAGCAGGTGATATACTTACTTGGGAAATCATGAGAGATAGTTCAGGAGTAAATGGCGGTGGATTGTATGCCCACACAAACTTAGGTGGGTGGAGTAATGTTCCTGCAGTAGAAGTAGCTATATGGAAAATAGGATAATCAAATCAAATTTATATGGACATCAGAAAGATTTCCGTGGGTCCCGACTACAAGAACGGGGCAATGCATTATATAGTTGGGCAGAAGGTTCTTAACGAGACACAAGAGATACATCTCATCAAGTACGATGATGATAAGAAGTCTATCAAGATTTACATCATCAATGAAAAGAATGAAATAGTTCTGTGGAAAGAGTTTAACGATACCGTTCCTGTATCTATTGAGTACAATATCAATATATGATGCAGTCGCCATTCTACTTTATAGCACGACCACTTAATAGCAAAAGATATAACAACACTAAGGATGTATCCGGTGTTGACTTTATCTTTAATACATCTGAAGAAGACCATAGGTTTTCAAATAGAGAAGCAGAAGTAATTGAGTTACCGTTGGGGTATGATGGTCCAATAGGAATAGGCGATACACTTCTTGTACACCATAACACATTCAAGTTCTACAATGATATGCAGGGTAGAAGAAAGAGTGGTAAGAGTTTCTTTAAGGAAGACTTATTCTTTATTGAGCCTGACCAATTCTTTTTATACAAGAAAGATGGCAATTGGAATGCATACGACAGATACTGTTTTGTGAAACCAATTGCACCTGAAGAATCATATATCAAGAAGCCAACTACATATGAGCCATTGATGGCTACAATGGTATATCCGAATGATATGCTATTATCCAAAGGAGTCAATCCGGGAGATAAGGTATGCTTTCAACCTGATAGCGAGTATGAGTTTTATGTCGATGGAGAGAAACTCTATCGTATGTTCGACCATCAAATAACAATCAAACTATGAATTTAATCGTATTAGACAATGTATTAGTGGACCCATCTGCATATGTGCGTGACGCACTATCATATGGTTTTGAAGAAATCTTTGATGCTGACAAAGTATTCAAAGGTATACAACAGAGAAGTGATGACGAGTTTCAGCATTTCATTGAGAACTATTTCTTATGGAGATATGAGGTAGTATACAACTTCATAAGACAATCACCGCATGGGCAAGAGGAACCAAACTTCATCCACACTGATGAGATGATGGGAGATTTAATTGCGTTGCTATATTTGAATGAATCACATCCTGAAGACGGTACCATTCTGTATGATGAGGACGGAGAAAAGATGTGTTCTATTCATATGAAGTTCAACCGTGCAGTTATATTTGGGACACGTTATCCTCATTCACGTGCTTTGCTTGAGAACTTTGGGACAGGTGATGACTCTCGTCTTGTTCAGGTATTATTCTTAAAACATAATGCTGATGATGGACCCCAAGGAACTACGTAAGAAAGTTATTGCTGCAGGCTATGTGGCAGTAGAGCAACTCATCAAGGTTGCTAAAGAGGATATTATAAAAGAAGATTTCGATGATGATTTAGCTGCAGACAAGTTAAAGAATGCAGCAGCATCTAAAAGGTTGGCAATCTTTGATGCTTTTGAAATCCTTGCAAGATTAGAAGCAGAAGAGAGCATATTGGAAAACAATGGAAAAGGAATCGAGAAAGTTGAATCAAAGCAAGGATGGGCAGAACGAAGGGCACGATAATGCTTTGTGCTATGTCGTTCATGACTACATACCTAAGAACGCAGTAACAAATAAAAATCGTAACCGTAGTTGGGTGTATGGCTATGACCCACAATATGATGTTGTTGTTATTTCAAAGACAGGTCAAATTGGTCAGATAGTAAACATAGCGGGTCTTTACATAGCGTTACCATTGGCTCCTGAAAAGTGTCTTCAAAGACACACTAAAGCAGCAGAGCAATATTGGGAGAGAGAAGAACTTCCAACTCCATTAGCTAAAATAAACTCAATCTTTCAATGGAATGAGATGCCCAATGATTTCAAGAATCAATGGGTTGATTACATTGAGCAAGCGTTTAATCGAAGAGAAGAAGGCGCTTGGTTCATGAATAATGGTGTTCCTACGTATATCACAGGAGCACATTATATGTATCTACAGTGGTCCAAGATTGATATTGGGTACCCGGATTATCGTGAAGCCAATAGGATATTCTTTATATTTTGGGAAGCTTGTCGTGCAGACTTGAGGTCATTCGGTATGACATATCTGAAGATAAGGCGTTCAGGCTTTTCGTTTATGTCTTCTTCTGAGTGCGTGAACATAGCAACGCTTGCAAGAGATGCACGTATTGGTATCTTGTCTAAGACAGGTGCCGATGCTAAGAAGATGTTTACTGATAAGGTTGTTCCAATCAGTACTAATCTACCATTCTTCTTCAAGCCTGTACAGGATGGTATGGACAAGCCAAAGACTGAGTTAGCTTATCGGGTACCTGCTTCAAAGATTACCAAGAAGAATATGTCTGAGTCATCAGTCAGTGAGATTGATGGATTGGATACCACAATAGATTGGAAGAACACAGAGGACAACTCATATGACGGTGAGAAGTTGTTGTTCTTAGCCCATGACGAAAGTGGGAAGTGGGTCAAGCCTGTAAACATAAAAGAGAATTGGCGAGTAACAAAGACTTGTCTTAGATTGGGTAGCAAGATAATTGGCAAATGCATGATGGGTTCTACCTCAAATGCATTATCTAAGGGTGGTCAGAACTTCAAGGATATTTATGAGGACTCTCGTTTATCTACGAGGAATGCCAATGGTCAGACTAAGTCAGGGCTATATGCATTGTTCATACCCATGGAGTGGAACATGGAAGGCTTCATTGATAGATATGGTATGCCTGTGTTGCGTAAACCATCTGAGCCTATTCGTGGCATTGACGACAATTGGATTATGAATGGTGCCATTGACTATTGGGAAGCAGAGGTTGAATCATTGAAGGCTGATGCTGATGCTCTAAATGAATTCTATCGTCAGTTTCCAAGAACAGAGTCACACGCATTCAGAGATGAGAGCAAAGCTGCATTGTTTAATCTTACAAAGATTTATCAGCAGATAGATTACAATGACTCTTTGATTCAGGCGCACCATGTAACAAGAGGTTCGTTCCATTGGAAGGATGGCATAAAAGATTCAAAGGTTGTTTGGTCACCTGATTCAAGAGGAAGATTCTTAGTGTCATGGCTACCGGGTAAGAATTATCAGAATAGAGTTATAGACCGTAATGGATTAAAGTATCCCGGCAATGACCACATGGGAGCATTCGGTTGTGACTCATATGACATATCAGGCGTAGTAGTAGGCAAAGGGTCTAATGGTGCACTGCATGGTCTTACGAGTTATCACGTTGATGAGGGACCTGTAAACCAATTTTTCCTTGAGTACATTGCTCGTCCTCAGACCGCTGAGATATTCTTTGAAGAAGTTCTTATGGCTTGTGCGTTTTACGGTATGCCTATCCTGATAGAGAACAACAAGCCACGATTGCTATACCACTTCAAGAATAGAGGGTATAGAGGCTTCTGTCTTAACCGTCCTGATAAGCCTTATGTAAAGCTATCAAAGACTGAGAAA